CGAAGACGCCAGCCGTGCTTTGACACAACACTATAGATGAGGGACCTGGAACAGGGACCGCTGCCTATCTTCAGCAGCAGTGTGATCTTATGATCGCACAAGTAGCGGAACAACACCCATTTGGGAGTTGTCACACAACCGTTGCTTTGGGGTGGTACTCACTTGAGTACTGCCCCTCCTCATCTATTTACATGTAGTTGGGAAATTCATCATGCCCAACTTCGCAATAGCAGATTATCCATAGGAGCTGTACATGGGAACCAAGACTGTTTCGACCACTAAGAAATTTAGTGGCGAGACCCGCTCAACTGGCGGGAGTCCTTGGAAACCATATACATTGGACTTTACGGACAGGGCTACTGTGACCAGTATTGGTCATGATTGGCCTCGTTCGAAAGGTTCAGGTGACGTCGGTGGACCATTTTTGCTTGATAAGCTAGAATGGTTTGTCCATCCGGTGGTTATCAATCGCAACCTCGTAAGAGGTGCGACAATACCAGCCCGGATCGGGACTTGGACCTTTAACGGTCCAACTCTCGCTTCAGATTCAACTATGAAGGGATTGGGAACGACAGCAATTGCTCGTTCCTTACCAACAAATCCTTCTGCCAGCCTAGCCCAGTTCTTGGGCGAAGCCAGAGAGGGATTTCCGAAAACCTTTGGGTCCGGATTGTTGAAAGAAAAGACACGCATCGCTAAAGGTGCTGGTTCTGAGTATCTCAACGTAGAATTCGGGTGGAAACCCTTAGTTTCTGACGTCCAGAACTTTGCGCATGCTGTAAAGCATACGCATAAGATCATTCGATCTTATCATGAAGGTTCTGGAAAGAAGATACGGAGACGTTACGCCTTTCCACCAGTATCCGATGTACGCACTAGTGGACCATCAGGAGGATTCCTGACACCCACTATTGGCAGTTACGGATGTGATGGCAACGCGACCGAATATAATGATGATCGGTCATGGTTTAGCGGTGCTTTCAGGTACTTTGTTCCCGTCGGGAGTTCTACTCTCGACAAGATGAAACGCTTCGAAGCTGATGCGAATCACTTACTTGGCGTCAGGCTTACGCCTGAGCTGATGTGGGAACTTGCACCCTGGTCTTGGGCCGTCGACTGGTTCACTAATGTTGGGGATATTCTCCACAACATCAGTGCTTTAGGTCATGACGGTCTTTTGATGCAGTATGGTTACATGATGTCATCTAGTGTTTCTACTCAGGTGACATCCTTCACTGCCACAGAAGGTAGCGGAGAAGTGATCAAACGGATGACGTTTAAGAAACGCATCCCTGCATCGCCCTATGGATTTAATACAGTCTTCGACGGTCTTTCCAACCGCCAAAAGGCTATCTGCGCCGCAATCGGTATTACACGAGTGCGGTAGTGGGTTCTTGATAATTCTCGGACCTGCTGAAAACCATCAATTACCCGGTACACAACAGTGTGCCGGCCAATCGGGAGTATCTACTCCCAAGTCGACAGGACAATGTTGTGGCATTTGCCGATCCTCAGTCAGTTACTATCAGCGGGACTGCGAATCCTCTTCCGAGGACTAGCAGCGGTGATAACTCCGGCGCCTTTACAAAGGACGACGGAAACGTCAAGCTCTCGATTTCCCATTCTTATGGGAAGAGGACTCGACGTACCATTCGGCTCGACCACCGTAAGGTGGCTGCCGACCCGCTCAATGCAGCGCAGAATCTCAACTACAGCATGTCTGTATATGTTGTGGCTGATATCCCGCCGGTTGGCTACACGCCGACCGAGGCCAAGGCCGTGTTGGATGGCTTTATTGCCAACCTTCAGGCTTCGACTGCTGCGAACGAGGTCAAGTTCCTGGGCGGTGAGTCCTGACACGTACTCTCCTTATAAGGGGAGTGCGCTAGGGAACACCGTCCGTCATCCGGTTTATCTGGGTGACAGGGACGAGACCCAACCTATCAGGCCGAAATACTGGCTTAATTAGGTTGACTGGGACAAGCGGTGAAGATAACAACAACAGGATCAAAACACCTCACATCTATCGAAGGAGGGCTTGATGAAAAGCCTGCTACTGTTCTGGCGCGAAGTCCTAGAAGAACTAGGCACATGGTGTCATGTAAGCACTGACCAAGACTATAAAACGGTCTTGGTCCGGTTTGAACAAGAGGGTGATGAGTTCTTAACCATCAACCTTCCTGGTTTTGCAAAAGACTTCGAGAGGAGTCTTGCGCAGGGCCAGGTAACTCCCGACCTCTTCAAAGGTTTCAAGAAGAGGCAAAAGCTCCCGATCTTTCTGGGTGGCTTTATGGAGCTCTTGTTTGATCGCGTTACAGGCACGTTGCTCGATGAAATTGAGGATGATTCTCGTCCTCGCACCGAAGCGGTATTTGCCATTCGTCAGCTAACGCTGATGTTTGGAAAAATACTTAAGCCATGTACTCCCGAAAGGGAGAAGGCCGCCTTTGATGCTTACATCGAGTGTGAGCAGGAATTGAGGGCATTCGAAGCCTCGATCAAGAATGAAGACCGAGAGGCCTTCAGAGGTATTTCGAATGCGTTGTTTCGCGAGGTGTTCACCTCGGTGGACGCTGCTGTCTACTATGACAACCTCGTCGCGAAACACGGTCCTGGCTCAACCGCTGATCGGGTTTCTGGAAATCAGAAGTTCGACCAGTATGAGTGGACCGACCGGTTGGAGCGTGTATTCCCCTTCGGGGAGTACGCCATTCCTAATTGGAGATATTACTATCTCCTTGACCGGGTTCAATTCCTCGAACCTGGCGCAGAGCGTCCCGTTAGGGTCGTTTCTGTACCTAAAACGCAGAAAACTCCGCGGATCATTGCGATTGAACCGACCTGCATGCAGTATATGCAGCAAGCGATATCGCGTGAACTCGTTGGACTCCTCAAGAGTAGTTCTCTACTTTCGGGGATGATCGGATTTGACGACCAAGAGCATAACCAAGCTCTGGCTATGGAGGGTTCCAGAAATGGTTCCCTTGCGACACTTGATCTAAGTGAAGCGTCCGATCGAGTTTCCTGGCTGCTCGTACAAGAGATGTTCAGTAACTTCCACAACCTTTCAGAGGCTGTAGAGGCGACCAGATCTCTCAGAGCAGACGTACCTGGACATGGGATTATTAATCTCACCAAGTACGCGTCCATGGGTTCGGCTCTGTGTTTTCCCGTTGAGGCCATGGTTTTCTTGACCTGTGTGTTTCACGGTATTATCACGGAGCTCAACGTACCAATGACCGGCTCCATTATTCGGGAGTATCGGTCACGAGTGCGCGTCTATGGGGATGATATTATTGTCCCCACGGAATTTGTGACAAGCGTGATTCGTAGCTTGGAGCTGTTCGGCTTCAAGGTCAACGAAAACAAGTCTTTCTGGACTGGAATGTTCAGAGAGTCTTGTGGAGCGGAATATTACGGAGGCGAGAATGTTTCAATCACTCGCATCCGTAGAGATTTTCCGCAATCACGCGCTGACGTTCAGGAGACTCTTAGCCTCGTCTCGCTCCGGAACCAGTTGTACTGGTCCGGATTGTGGCGAAGTGCTAATTACCTTGACGAACGGTTAGCGGAGGTTCTTCCCCACTTCCCGACCGTTTTAAAGGAGTCTCCCGTAGTCGGGCGACAGTCACTCTTAGGGTATGAAACCCATAGGGTGTCTGAAGCACAGCAAAGCCCCTTGGTTAAGGGTTATGTTGTGAACTCTCGTATTCCGAAATCTGAGATTTCGGGCGAGGGAGCCTTGCTTAAGTGTTTGCTGAACGACGTTGGTGACTTCCAGGAAACTGGAATAATCCATACGAAGGACAGCAGACATCTTGAGCGTCAGGGACGACCGGATGCCGTCCGCCTAAAGCTCCGGTGGGCACCACCCTTTTAGATATAGAGGGGTAGTGCTCGGACACTCTAG